AATTTTTAATTTTAATTTTTGATGCATAATCATCGTACACATCAAAAATATTTTGAGATATATGTGTTATTCTAAATATTGATCCGCCAAAATTATTGAAATGTTCTTTTAAGTTTTTTTTGTTTAATGCATCATAAAGTTCAATTTTAGACTGTAATTGATTAATCTCGTTTACATAATTTGATAAATTTTTATTCTCTGGGTAATTTTCAATACTTATTTTATAAGAATCAATTTCATAAAGAGATGTAATGCAATTTATTCTTTTAAATAAATCATTGTATATGTCAAATATAATATTATCGATACTCAATAATATTTCTTTATTTAGGTCGTAATTTTTTTGAATTTTCCAATTATCATAAAGAATCAAAGCCGCAATGGGTGCAAAAAGTGTTGCTACAAAAACTGATAAATTTACAAGAGCAGACATGTACTCTTTTCCATATTTAGTAAATGTCTTTTTTTCTTCAATTTTTGCGTCGTCTACATAATATTCCCACCACCCATTAAAGATTAGTAAAGATGCAATACCGAGAGTTACAAATATAGCTATCGCAAAAATTAAAGTTTTTTCTTCATATTGAAGTCTAAATATTGCGAATAATTTTTTTATTTGACCATTAACGTAATCACTCCAAATACAAAGAGTAATAGGTATGAAGATTAGAGTTATAATGGTGAGTCCTTTCCATAGCCGAGTTGTATCAATCATACAGTTATGACCATTGCAGATACTTATGTATTCAAATCCCCCCCAAATTAAAATTGAAGCTACAATCACTAAAAGATAATAGTGTATATAATTTAATTTATTTTGAGTCATACCACCCCCCTAAATCTAAGCCACAAATCATACCCTAACCTGTTACAAAATAGAGAAATATTTAACTGGATAAGCGCACATAGCAGCGCTAAAATAGCTCTATTGTTAAAGGTATTTGAGCATAAGAAAAATGATTGTCTGTATTGCAAATCAAAAGGGTGGAGTTGGTAAAACAACATTAGCCACAAACCTAGCTGTAGCTTTAAGTAAGAAAGGCGATACAGTTTTAGTTGATGCTGATGACCAACAATCTGCTGTTAAATGGTCAAAGCGTAGAACAGAAAATCAGATTGACACTGAACACCATAAAGGCGATTTGAAGAAGGTCCTGCTCGATCTGCAAAAGAAATATAAGTATGTCGTATTGGACGTTGCAGGGCGTGATTCAGAAGAGTTCCGTAGTGCCTTGCAA